GAATGTAAACCTATTGATAAGATAAGGAACATCAAAGAACTTGATATTCCAACCAGAGATAATATCAGGATAGTTATCTGACCAATCAACAAGGAACTTTTTACAAAGATCGATTTCATCACGACACTCCACATAATTAACAGTTTCGTTTTGATTGTCAAACTTGCCACAACCATACACTGTAGTGCCACCGTTCAATTGACGAACAGCAATAGCAGTGATGGGTTCAGTTGCTTTGTATGGATCAGGAAATCCATTCTCTGAACCAACCTCAATATCGATTATAGCAATTGATAGATGAGAAATATCCCAATCAACGATGCCTCTATGATTGTCGGCGATAAATGCATATTCGTAACGTGTATTACCAAAGATTTTAAAATTCGAAACATCTCCATACCTCTTTACAAAATCACGTGCCTCACGGACATTCTCAAACTTCATTGGCTCAAGAGGCTCATTGAATAGCGTTTTATACTCGGAAGGTTTTTTAGCAGGCAAAAACAACGTCGGAGAGTAAGATATTTTCTCTTTAACTCTCCGACCGTTACTTACACCACGGAACAAGACATGATTGCCTTGTACAACAACATTTGTGTAATATTTACTCATTCATAGTTTTCATTATAGTTTTATACCAGCAGGTGCAATTTCAATCCGACTGAACATTTTGCGATATTGTTCCAGTAGATCACTAACTGGAGTTGTGACACAAAAGATATTTTCGTTTTTGATAGAAATACCTTTATCAAACTCTTCAGTGTAAGCAAGATATGGTGCAAACCCTACACCACCTTGATCATTAGCATTACGTGGTGGAACCGCTATCACTTGTACTGGGTTCTTTACGAGAAAATCAAGATCATCTTCTTCAACAATTTCTGCGATGATCGTTTGTTGTGTAGTAAATGTAATTAATTTAATATGACTCATGCTGCTACCCTCATAGAAGTTTCGAGGACATCAAGTGTAACCCACTTTTTAGGGAACAACATTTCACGACCACGGAAGTCGGCGATGTCATATGTAGGATCGTCAACAAGACCAACTAACTCAACCTTGTTGTCAAATTCACGTAAAAACAAATCATACTTATACGCTTTAGGGTATTTTGAATTTGTTTCAACGATTTGCTTTGCTATTTTTGTTGTGCTACTCATATTAACTCCATAAAATTGAAACTATAAACAGTATATCAAGACCTTCATTCTTTGTCAAGTTTATATACATCTATACCGCATTTTTTTAGAAATTGTTCACCACCATTGGCACGTGGATACGCATTACGGTAATATACCTCTTTGATTCCTGCTTGATGTATAATTTTAGCACAATCTAAGCATGGTTCGTGCGTGACAAACAACGATGCGCCTTCGGAAGAATTGGTAGAACGTGCAATCTTTGCTAGAGCATTGGTTTCGGCATGAAGCACTTCACGCTTAGTTCTTTTTCGTGACCAACCATGAGCAGTTTCGGTATATCCGTTTGAAATTAATACCTCTTGAGAAATGTAGCATTCGTCTTTCAAGATATATTCAACATCTTCACAGACATTATCCCAACCTGATGGCATACCGTTATATCCGATACCAATGATGGTGTTGTCTTTTACGACTACGCAACCGACATGAAGTCTAGTTGCTGATGATAATTCAGCATAAACCTCTGCCGCTTGCATGTGTGCTTGTATAAATTTAGTTTTCATAATATTAGAAGTAAGTGCTCACTTCATGTATAGCATTCGGACGCTTCGCCGGCGACTATTCCAGAATCACTAACGGCACATGGATTGGAGCACAAGCATTCATGGCAATAAAGAATGGCAAGAACCTTTCACCTAAAAATCCAGGATACCTCCATGGTAGTGGTTCGGATGTTGTCTTTTGTGTTGGGTATGCAGTCTTAGAGTATGTCCAGATATACTCATAGATTTCAAACAACTCACTCACATACTTTTTAAACAGTTGCTTACGCATGATGTAGCAAGTCTCAAAACTTATTTTGTTACCATCGAACCAGTCTAGTTTGTTACGATAGTCTGGCAACAATTCGATAATTGCTTTTTCAAATAAATCCCAATACTCTGGAGGTTGTGACTGTAGATATTGTTCCTTGATTGAACATGGTAATTGAGTTTCGATGTTTGTAATCACATCATGCTTTTCAAGCATATGAAGTGCGGCATTCTTCATACGGTCTGATGACAAGTAATCAGCAGAAATTTGATTTGCTGCCATTACAATCTTTGGCACTGGTTGTGTGATATCATCAAGCAACAGGTAACGACGGTATGTTGTACAACCAATGAAGTCTGCTTTACCATACTTCCATAACCAATACTCAGATGATTGTTGACCCATTGCTTTCAAAAATTCAAGTTCAGATACACCAGAATAGTGGTGTTGATATTCCTGAATTCGTTTTGATTCTCTTGATGTGTTGACCCATACACCTTCTTTGCTTGGTGGATAGTATTCATAAGCACCTGTGCCGCCAGCAAATGCTGCTCTCATCCAAGAAGAATTATGATTGAATGGAAAATCTTTATGAAAATGACTCATCATCAACATATCATTCACTTGGTGTCTCCTTCTTCTTCTTGAACTCAATCTTTGGTGCTATAATTGCTGATATCATAGCATCACGAAAATCTTTTTTACGTTCTGGTTTCATACTACTCAACAAAACCTTGAGTGGTTTTGACATTTTAAAATTTGAATTTGGTTTCATTACCACGCCCAAGAAACAAATGAGTACCTGGTACCTTCAGTTACCAGTTTGACCTCATGTGGATATAAAAAGTTTGAAGGGAATATCATTATCTCACCTGCTTTTAACTCAACGACTTTATCATCCCAGAATATAAGTTCACCACCTTTGTAATCATTGTTCAATGAACCAAGAATACTCAATGTTGGAATGCCTTTGCGATTACCATCAAACATAGAATGAATATGATCACAATGAAGTTTCATTTGTGTATCAGTATGATATCGATTGAAACGAACTTCTGAGTATCCATTCCAACTGATAAACCACCCCTTCATATCCAATTCTACTACATATTTTTTCAGAGTGTTCCATATCTCTTTCATGATTAAATCTTTAGTTTCAATCTGTGAATACGCTACCGAAAGTTCATGTTCATAAGAATGATATGTACCCTCAGTTGAATTGTAGAATTGATGTGTCTTGAATTCACTATCTTTTTCTTCAAGAGCCTTGACTGTTCGGATACAATCTTCTTCAGATAGTACCTTGTAAACTTTGAGATATGATTCTATATTTGTATCCATAATATATCCTTTAATAAGTGGGGCGTAAAGCCCCACCGTTTATGATGCTTGATTGTCAGCGTAAGTTGACGGATCTAAATGTCTTTGTTGCTCTTGTAGAAGTTGAGGTTCTTTGTTATAAAAACCTACACGGTTTAAAAAGAACTCATTACCAATTTCAATCTTACGTGGTTTCTTGTGTTCTGGAACGATGTTCTCAAGTCCTACACGTAGAATACCGTCTTTGATTTCAGCACCTTTCACTTCAATGGTGTCTGCGATTGTGATTACTTTGGTGAAGGAACGATTACCAATACCACGATGTAGATATTGATTATCTGGTGTGCCTTCTTTCTTCTCACCTCTGATAGTCAAGTTACCCTCTTGAACTTGAACATCAATTTCCTCTTTCGTAAAACCTGCGACAGCAAGTTCTACAACATACTTATTGTCATCTGCTTTGATGATGTTGTGTGGTGGGAAAGTTGATGGTTTGATTTCACTATCAAGAATTTTCTCAACATCACGAATAAAGTTTTCAAAACCAAGTGTTTGATGGAACAAAGGTCCAAATGAAATACGTGTCATACATTTCTCCTATTAAGCAAGTTAAAATACGTGACCCCGAAGGCATCACGACTTACTTGGCAATCTCAAACGCTGTGCGATTGACAAGATAAGTTCTTTGAGGATTTGATTGAGCAAAGACCCGAATAAATTCATTGGCGCCTTCTCTAATCACATCATCGTAATCTCTAGTATATACTTCTTCTTTGGTATACTTATTCACAAGTTTTACCAAATTGTTTTTCGCTTTGATCATGATCATTCACCATCTTAGTAATCAGACTTCTTTTTACCTATATTATATTTAGCAATCAATTCCCATTCATCTTTCTCTTTAAAAGCAATGATCTTGATCTGATGAATTGGTGCCATATTATGTTCTACTGTATCATAGTTTACAATCTTTAGCAACCCCCATTCTTCTAAAAGATTGGCAATTGCGTTGCGTCTTTGTATGTCGTTCTCGGTAATTGTAGATAACTTACCATCCAATGCAAATAGTTCTTTAAAATGTACGATATAATACTTGCCCTGCTTATGCAGAATGTGGCAAGATTGATACAATACCTTTTCTTTCCGTGAGGACACACCAATACGGGTTAGTGTCTCACGAACCTTCAAGAAGTCATCCTGTTCTACTAGGGTAACCTCAACAAATTTAGATATATCAACCATGTCATTTTCCTAACCCACCTGTTAAGGTTTCTTTTTTTAGTTGTTGGATTTGTTCTTTGGTTAGTAGACGCATGGCATCCCGTGCCTTGCCGTCGGAAAGTCCGTAGACTAATTTGATACATGCTATATCATCATCTTTTTCCGACTTTGCCCACTTCGCAAACGATCTTTTCACAGACCTAACAGTATTTAGTAAAAAGTCATTCTGCATCTTTTTGTCTAAATGGTGGCGTTGATTCATCTCATTTGCGAGTAGGACACAGTCTTTATGCTGAGACAGTGACCTATTGGTTAGGAATGGCACATAGTCTTTCTCAGTCAGTTCATCCACGATAAGTTGTTTCTTACCCTGAAGGATCTGATTTACGTAGTCGAATGGTTTACTCATTACAAAACCTAAGTAAGTTTCCTGACTTGTAAGAGTTCAAGTTTTGTTCAGAAATAGATCCTTTTACTGTACGTTTATAGGTTTTATTTGCTAGATTACATAAGACTTCTTTATTCCAGTTCATAATATAAGAATGTATGACCGTATTTTCAACCATAAGAAGCCATGATTTAACGGCAACATCTGGAAGATCCTTAGGTGGTATTAAAATATTTACAAAAGGTTGATAATTTGGCCTTAATGAAGGAGTAAAAGATTCATGAAATAAAGCATAAGTATCTGCCTGTTCAGAATACTCTTTCTGAAATTCTTTGAAGTGTGCTTTCATTCGCATCTTAACCACCGAAGTTACCATACCGTATCTCGGTGCCATATAGGTACCCATATCTCTTCTATTTTTTTGATCATAAAATAAATGATCGCCTTGTTTATTTCCAGTTTGTCCTACATAAAATGTATTCTCCAATTCATGAGGAAAAACATTTTGTTCTGGACATTCTTCTAAAAATGCAAAACTATAAACGGCAGCATGAAGATTATTTGCGAATCCATATATTTGTTCCTTCGAAAACCATCCTAAATTTTCGGCGCCGTGTGCCTGATAAATGTTCAAATTGATATTCATATTATTTAAACTCTCCATCTGCCATGATTTGTGTTAGGCATGCCACCAGATTAATCTCTTGGTCAGCAACAAACGCCTGCTTGTATTGATAGTCTGCCAGAATTATAACGATCTGCGGTATGCTAGATGGTTTCATTATATCATACAAGTTATCATACAACTTACGAAAGAATGTAGTGGAATCAATCTCTGTTGTTGCTGCCCACTTACGGACGGATGCAAAGTCTTTTTCTTTTAAGTGTTTGATAATCTGAGTGATAGATACATCACCAATCTGAGCAAGAATACCTACATCGATCTTGCCTAGTTTAGAATAACGTTGAAGTTCATTGATGACACGCCTAAAATCTGGAAAGTGTTTCATCACCAGTTCAGCAATTACTTTCTTATCATATTCTACATTCTCTGAATCAAGTAACAATAAAATACGTTTAAGAAAATTTGTTGCCATCTTCTGCTTCTCACCATTTTTCAAACCGAATTCAATCACCGCACACCTTGAATGAAGTGGATCAATGATACGGTTCTTAAAGTTACATGTGAAGATGAACGAACAGTTGCTTGCAAACTCTTCGATTGCATTACGGAGTGCTGGTTGTGTTGAGTTTGGATTTAGATAGTCTGCTTCATCAATGATGATAACCTTGCGTCCACCACCAAATGACATTGATGATGCAAAGTTCTTTATCTTGCCACGAAAAACATCAATGCCCGATTCATCAGAACCATTGATTACCATGTAATCGGCGCCGATCTCGTTGCACATTGCTTTCGCTATCGTTGTCTTGCCTACTCCCGCTCCACCGGCCAGTAGAAGATTCGGTATCTGCTTTTGATTGACGTATTCCTGGAACGGAACTTTCAATCGTTCGGGCAGAATACAATCTTCTACTGTTTGAGGGCGATACTTTTCTGTCCACAGAAATTGTTCCATGAAAACCTTTCACATAAATCATAATATAAAATAACAATCAGTCTTTTTGGTTCAGTGTATTAACTACTTCAAGGTACGATTCTTTAACGTGCCAATCAGTGCCGTTAACGCCAAAGATAACTGTACGCATCTGTAGTTTAGCATTTTCATCAGGAGAAATCAACTCAAATACGGATGCTACAATATCAGAATTGATTGCAATTGATTCACCATCAAATGCTGATGATGCATTTG